GCTGTGCATAGCGCCCGAGAGCGAAGCGGACGAGGCCAAAGAGTACCTTCTGGCCTGCATGACCATTGAGCCTACGTACATGCCAGGAATCCCGCTCGCTGCCGATGGTGGCGTGCACAAACGATACGGACTTGCCAAAGGATGAAAACAGATACCGTTACCGACTACGCCCTGCCGCTCATTGAGATCGAGCGCATGGCTAGAGCAATCCACAACCTGTGCCTTGAGCACAAGTATGGAGAAGCGCGGGAACTCACCGTCCACCTGGGCGTTGAGAACCGCATCCTGCAAGCCACGCTTGCACTACTAGAAGAAAAGGAGAAAGCGTTTGCTAATACCGAAGTCGTTCAAGCTGAGTAGCCAGCCCTACAACGTGCACTTCACCCCGGTAATGCCTGGGCGGGGGCACATGGGTGAGGTGGACTACAACCTGCGGCAGATCACCATCGCCCGCACAAGCAACCTGACCGGACGCTCATTCAAGAGCGAAGAGATCGACGACACGTTCTGGCACGAGGTCACTCATGCCATCCTCAAGGACATGGGCCACAAGCTCTGGGACAACGAGCGCTTCGTCACTCGCTTCGCTCGTCGTCTGACCGAGGTCGTCAACACTGCGAAGCTATGACAGACAAGCAAGTCACTTGGTCACATTCGGCACTGAAAGACTTTGAGGGGTGCGCCAAGCGCTACCACGAGGTCAAGGTGCTGAAGCGGTTTCCGTTCACGGACACCAAGCACACCATCTACGGCAAGGATGTTCACAAGGCCATCGAGGACTACGGACGGGACGGCACACCGCTGCCCCCTGAGTTCGTGATCTTCCAGCCTGTGGTGGACGCGCTCCTTGCCAAGCCTGGGCGCAAGTTGTTCGAGCATGAGATGGCGCTGACCAAAGACTTGCGTCCCTGTGACTTCAAGGACGACAACCGCTGGGTGCGGGGCATCGCCGACTTGCTGATCGTGGATGACGACAACCTGACCGCTCGGGTGGTGGACTGGAAAACAGGCAACGACAGGTACCCTGACCGGGACCAGCTAACGCTGATGTCCCTGATGGTGTTCGCCCATTTCCCCCACATCCGCTCGGTCTCGTCAGCGTTGTTCTTTATCGTCAAGGGCAGCATGGTCAAGCACAAGATGGCCCGCGAGGATGCTGACGCAGCTTGGTGGGACTACCGAGAGCGCGTTGCCAAGCTTGAGGCAGCGCATGAGTTTGATGTGTGGAACCCTTCGCAGAGCCCGCTGTGCGGATGGTGCCCGGTCAAGCACTGTACGTTCAACACGAAGAGGAACTGATATGACTCAGACCAACGGCAAGCGTGACTACAGGCACGCCTACAAGCTTCAGAAGGCATCGGGTGAGACCACCGATCAGATCGAGCGCCAGCGTGCACGCAGGGCCTACGACAAGGAAGGCATCGACCGCACAGGCAAAGACATCGATCACGTTACTCCGCTGCGCAAGGGTGGCAAGAGCACCCCGGGGAACCTGCGCCTGCGCCCACGCAAAGCCAATCAGGCAGACAACGGCAAGTAAAAACAACACGGAGAAGGCATGGAGATCATTGACAACAGGATACTGCTCTTCAACACACGCAACCCTCACCGCTACAGCATCATTCCCAAGCACAAGGTAATGCCCATCGAGGGTGGTTACCAAGTCGCTGTCTACTGGGGCCTCGACGAGACCAGGGTGCTGCGCAACCTGGGGGTGAAGAACATCCCCTCCCCGATCCAGGGGAGGTATGAGTGGCCTGGGCGCTACCGCCCGATGGACCACCAGCGAGACACTGCAGCGTTCCTCACGCTCAACCGGCGTGCGTTCGTGCTCAGCGAACCCGGGACGGGCAAGACGCTGTCAGCCCTGTGGGCGGCAGACTACCTGATGAAGCGCGGAGAAGTCCGACGCTGCCTGATCCTGTGCCCCCTGTCGATCATGCACAGCGCATGGATGCAGGACTTGGGCAACTCCATCATTCACAGGAGCGCAGTGGTCGCCCACCATGCGCAGGCTGCACGCCGCATCGAGTTGATACAGGAAGACTACGAGTTCGTCATCACGAACTACGAAGGACTGAACCTGATTGCCAACGAGATCACCAACGACGGGCGCTTCGACCTCGTGATCGTGGATGAAGCCAACGCCTACAAGAACCCGCAGACCCGACGCTGGAAGGCGCTGAACTCCATCATCAAGCCAGAGACCTACGTGTGGATGATGACGGGCACGCCTGCGGCGCAGAGTCCTGTGGATGCGTACGGTCTGGCTCGGCTGGTCAACCCGAACGGGGTGCCGAAGTTCTTCACGGCGTGGCGTGATGCGGTCATGCAGAAGATCACGATGTTCAAGTGGGCACCCAAGCCCGACGCTGCTGACCGGGTCTTCAGTGCGCTGCAGCCAGCCATACGCTTCACCAAGGAGCAGTGCCTGGACCTGCCGCCAGTGCTGACGACCACACGCGAGGTGCCGCTCACCCCGCAGCAGGCCAAGTACTACAACCTGCTGCGCGACCAGATGGTGGCTATGGCTGCGGGCGAGACGATCACTGCGGTGAACGCAGCGGGCGTGCTGAACAAGCTTCTGCAGATCAGCACAGGCGTGTCCTACACGGACAACCAAGAGGTGGTTGAGTTCGACGCTACCCCCAGGCTGAACGTGCTCCTCGAAGCACTGGAGCAGACCGAGCGCAAGGTCATCGTGTTCGCGCTCTTCCGCGCTGCCATCAGCACCATCAGCGCCTTCCTCACCAAGAACGGTGTGGCCTGCGAGGAGATCCACGGTGGGGTCACAGCCACCAAGCGCAGCGACATCATCAAGCGCTTCCAGACGCAGCCCAACCCGAGGGTGCTGGTCATGCAGCCCCAGGCTACAGCGCACGGCATCACGCTGACTGCTGCGGACACCGTGATCTTCTACGGCCCGCTGATGAGCGTTGAGCAGTACGTGCAGTGCATCGCCCGGGCTGATCGCAAGGGGCAGGACTCTGACAAGGTCACGGTGATCCACATCGAGGGCTCACCCGTGGAGAAGCGCATGTTCAAGGCGCTGTCCAGCAAGGTGGATGACAACGCCCTGCTGGTCAAACTGTTCGAGGAAGAAATCAAAGAAAGGGGGTTGCGTAAGACCGTTTGACAATGTAAAGTGTTTGACACTGTCCAACAAGAAAGGAGAAAGCATGGAAGACCAAGTACCAGTAGACAAGCTCGTGCGCATCTACATGAAGATGCGTGCAGCGGTGCAAGACCTTGACGCCCAGATCGAGGCGATCAAGGAGCAACAACAGTCCGTCAAGAACGAGATCAAGGACCGGATGCGGGACACAGGGGTCAAGTCCCTGCGCACCGATCATGGCACCGTCTCTCTGATGGAGAAGACCCGGTTCTACACAACGGACTGGGACAGCTTCAAGAAGTTCATGGTGGAACAGGACGCGCTCGACCTGCTGGAGAAGCGCATCTCCCAGACCAACATGAAGCTCTTCTTGGAAGAGAACCCGGGGGCTGTTCCCCCTGGATTGAACTCTGACACCGAGTTCGACATTTCCGTTCGCAAGCCTTCAACCAAGTAAGGAGTTACCTACGTGAGCAATATCGCTTTGTTCAGCGGCTCTGCCGTTCCCGCGTTCGCCAAGAAGGGCGAACTGTCTGCCCTCGCCAAGTCCCTCGCTGGGGGTGCCGGTGGTGGCGGTGGTAAGCGCATCTCGATCAAGGGCGGCGTGTTCCGCCTGATGGTGGACGGCAAGGAAGTTGCCGCCATCGATGAGCGCTTCCTCGATGTGGTCATCGTCAACGCTGCTCCCAAGATCGGGCGCACGTTCTACATGAAGTCCTATGACGGTGACGCGCCTTCCGGCCCTGACTGCTGGAGCGCTGATGGCGAGAAGCCCGATGCGTCTGCAGCCAATCCCCAGGCTACCAACTGCGCCTCGTGCCCGCAGAACGTCAAGGGCTCTGGTCAGGGTGAGTCGCGTGCTTGCCGCTACAGCCAGCGTCTGGCAGTGGTGCTGGCGAACGATGTGGACGGTGATGTCATGCAGCTTCAGTTGCCTGCCACCAGCATCTTCGGCAAGGAGGAAGGTGAGAACCGTCCGCTGCAGGCATACGCCCGCTACCTCGCTGCGCAAGGCGTGTCGCCTGAGACGCTTGTCACGCGCATGAAGTTCGACACCAAGTCGGAAGCCCCCAAGCTGCACTTCAAGCCGATGCGCTGGCTGAGCGAGGATGAGTACGCCTCGTCGGTGGAGCAGGGCCAGACGGAAGACGCCAAGCGTGCCATCACCATGACGGTCGCACAGACCGACAAGGTCGAGCCGATGAAGCTGGAAGGCATCAAGCCCGTCGCCAAGGTAGCAGCGCCTGCTCCCGCGCCCGCACCGGCTGAAGAGGAAGAGCCGCCCGCACCTGCCCCCAAGCGTGGTCGCCCGCCCAAGGCCAAGGTCGAAGAGGCTGTTGAGGAAGAGACCGCCGAGCCCGTGGTGCGCAAGGAAGAGAAGCCTGCTCCTGCGGCTAAGTCCTCTCTTGCCAAGCTGGCCGCTGATTGGGATGATGAGTAAGTAATTCGGGGCGGGTGCCTCTGGGGGAACCCGGGGGAGGCCACGCCCGCCCCACCCAACACCATGACCTATTCCGTCAAGACCGTACACGCAGTGAAGAACGCTCCCCGGGGCCTGGGCAATACGCTCGGACGCCTCGCGGTGAGCCTGGACTTCAGCGTTGTGCGCATAGCCAAAGCCACCGGAGCTTCTCGCCAGACCGCATACAACTGGATGCTGGGCGGCGAAGTGATGGGTGTTTACCAACCTCGTGTCGAGCGCCTGATTGAGATCCTCAAGGCAGCAGGCTCGGCAGACATTGCATGGGGACAGATGTGCAAGGAATTCAACCTTCAAGCCTGACGCCAGAAGAACTGGTCCGGTATGCCTACCTGAAGAACGACAACGGGCTGCCCAAGGACTGGTGCGATGCGCTGATCAAGGCGGTAGAGACGCTGCTCGACACAGCCGACGACCTCAAGTAACCCCGGGAGTTTCATGGAACCGCTTGATTTTCTAGCGGCTGTGCTTCCGCCACCCGGTTTCGGGTACTACTGCGCAGCAGAACTGTCTTCCAAGAAGAAGCAGCACGCCTTTGTCGAGAACCTAGAGGAGATTCAGAAGCATGCAGACCTTTGGCTGACCCAGAGCAAGGACGTTTACTTCGCGCTGGCTACGTTCGAGGAGACGGGCAAGCGCACGGCGGACAACGCCGAGTACATGCGCTCGATCTTTGTGGACATGGACGGGTATGCCTCCAAGAAGGACGCTGCCGAAGCGCTTGGTGGGTTCCTTGAGTCCACTGGCCTTGAGGGGCTGGCTACGCCCTACATCGTCGCTTCAGGCGGCGGGCTGCACTGCTACTGGGCATTCACCAAGCCGGTGACGGTGGGCATCTGGAAGCCGGTGGCCGAAGCGTTCAAGCGTCTGTGCAAGCAGCGCTCGTTGGCTATCGACATGACGGTCACCGCCGACGCGGCCCGCGTGCTGCGGGTGCCAGGGACACGCAACTTCAAGAAGAAGTACAGCACCCCACGACCAGTCAAGCTCATGACCGAGGGCACAGCGTGTTCGTTCGAGGACTTCGCTGAGGCCGTAGAGCGTGCGCTGGGGCCGACCAGTG